TGGGTCCGATCTCTGGTCCACTCATCATTGATGTCAATTGATTCAACAAATCATCGGAGGTTGAGACATCGCGCTCGGCCGAAACCAAACCCTTTTCCCAATCTACCTCATATTCTTGGCTTTTGAAGAATTCTCCAAATTGGCCAAGCTCAGTAGAGGTATCTGTTGTCGGAAAGTCAATGACCTTTCGAGTCTCGCCGGCGAAGAGTTTGTTAAACGCTAGCTCGTCAGGGCCCATTTCGTCAATGGCTGCGCGGATGTGCTCTACTTCGTCTTCTGTGATTTCACGAAGGAGCCTCATGTCTTCTTCAAGCGGGGGCGCGGATTTACCAGACGGAAAAGTGGCCCCTTTTACGCCGGTGCCTTCTCTTTTGTCGTTGCTCCCGCGATTTAAAAGAAAATCTAATTCGCCGGGGAGGTTCGACCTCATCTGTTTTTGGAACGGCTCTTCTTCCGCGAGAAAATCCCGCCATTTATTATGGAAATCAGACATTACCTAATAAATAGTTATTTCTACGCGTTGTTCGCCACAATTCTTTTCATAGATGCAAATAAATCTGTAAAATCGACTACACCGAAGCCATCACTAATCATCATTGTCTTGAAAGTGGTCTGATTCAGTTCTGTATCAAAGTTTTCCATCGTATATTTTAGTTTGATTTTGCCTTGTATACTAATAGATGGTGAGTACAACTGCATCATCTTGTAGTTGTGCTCAACTATCTCTTGGTTCTCTACGATAGTTTTGTAGACCTTCAGCTCATTATCAGTCTTTGCACAGTGTTCAATGACGGAATCGATAGTATGAGCTTTGGGCTCAGCCAAAAAAGGCAAACGCTTTGCAATAGTTGAGAGACCGATACCTTTAATTCCAGGCAAGTTGTCGCTCCTGTCTCCGACAATTGCGCGGGCAAGGGCAAAATTAGTCGGGTGAATACCAAACTCTTCAACGATTCTCTTGGAACTAAGCACTTGTTTCTGAATGGGCCGGTACAATACGGTCTCCCCATCGCATAGCTGGAAGAAGTCTTTGTCCGAAGACACGATGACCTTCTGCCATGAATCATACTTCTTGTTTTGGCAGACATATGAAATGATATCGTCAGCCTCCACTGCCGGCAGTATCAGCTGCATGACTGGAAGCTGATTGAGATAATCTACCAATCTAGTTTGTTGCCAAATCTTGTTAGCAACCTCTTCGCTTTCAGTCAGGTTTCTAATGTCGCGATTGAGACGAATTGGCTTTCGCCCTTGCTTATAATTTTTGTCTTGGGATTTACGGCGTTGGCTTCCGCCCTCGCCATCCCAGCATACAACAATTTCATCCGGTCGGGTTTCCCGAACCAGCTTTTGTAAGATTCCCAAGAAACCTTTAACACCTCCAATCGGATGGCCATTAGTAGACAGGCTGGGATTTACGATGTATGCTCGGAAATACATGTTTAAAGCATCAATTACTAAAAGCCTTTTCATTTTTTCGCCGCCGGGTAATGATTGATCCACTGATCGTCGATCCTCTTCTTCAAGAAGCTTTCCAATATGCGCACTTGCCATCCTAAGACCTCCCACAAGGCGCCGACATTGCGCTTTCTTCCGTAATCGTAATACGGATCCCGCTTTTTGTGCAAAATTCCTTGTTCTGCTCTTCCATTATCATATTTAACAACCATATCTCCAGTGTTTAGTTTAATTCTTTTCCAATTATTCATTGTTTATAATCCTATAGCTTCCGATTAGTCTATCACTGATGGTGTATACAACCTTCTTGATTCTAACATACTGCAAAACTTCACGACACATTGCGCAGGGTTTGGACAGCTTTAAATCTCCGCGTTTGCCTAGGCGCACTACATAGATAGTCGCACCCTTTGTAACAGAACGATCAAGGCCCAGAATACAACCAAGCTCTGCGTGGTGTGTGGCATGCCCGCAACCTCTTTTTCTAAAACGGTTGCCCCATGGCGCATAACTGTTCTTATTAGCGCTAGTATTAATCACACTGCCACCTTTAACCAGGACGGCGCCGTGGCGGTACTCTCTGAAGTCTGACATCTCTGCGACCTTCTTTCCTAATTCTATGAACCGGCGCTCTTTACCGGCAAGTAGTTGACGGCGAATACCGTCCATAAAGACTCCCATATACTATTAATATAACACAGGGACGGCCGGATGTCAAGCGGTTTATCGCGATTCCCAGTGCCCTGGTACCCAGCGCCGAGGGGCATTGGGCTGGATTGCCCATCGACCTTCTACCCAGCGTTGGTTGTCAGGGGGACCACCCCAATGGCCGGCGACCCACACCCAATGACTCTTTGGAGGCATTCGATACGGAGTTGGCTTTAGTGATCTCTTGTGAACCCTATGTTGGGAGGCACAGTGAGAGCCTGGGTGTCGCACATCCTTGTGAAGATGGTAACTCTCCAGCTTGTGCTTTCCATTAGGCCGGTGGGCCTCCACGGACGGGAGCGATATCAATCCCCACAAAAGTAATCCTATCATGTAATTCTCCTTTTATTTTGACGAGTACAAATGAGTTTTACTCAGTAGTCTCGCCATAAAATTCTTTGGCGGATCCGATGCGCTTATCAAACTTCATAATGATTTCTTCATCCATAATTTCTAGCACATTTTCACGGAAAGTCTCATCAGATAGTTTTTCAACCCATTTGCTAGCCTGGAACTTGCTGCCAATTGGCTTACCAGCTTTGTCTAGAAGGGTATACCAAGCACCAGAGCGTAGCAGCCTATGGGAAGGATTGATTGCATCAAACCACGATTCTTCATCCTGTACTCCAATGTCCTCGCCCCATAAAATACGGAAATTACATTGACGACCCTGGGTACCAAAGCGAGACTTCTCTATCTTGACTTTGACTTCGGATCCGATACGAAATCCCTTATCGTCAAGGACAAAGCTTGCTTTTGCCTTGCGGCCGGTGAGCCAAATACGCAGAGAGTAAGCATAAATCATAGCCTTCCCTCCGGGTGTCATATATGGAGTTGTCATCGCTTCGGAAGGGGAACGGGTGATGTTAGTCTTAAGCTGGTTTAAAACCAGAAATGTGGACTGGGCATTTGCAATAGGTACAGTCAGTTTTGACATACCTTTCGCTAGAATACGAGCCTTCACTGCCATCGAAGATAGAGGATTGAAATCTCCCTCAATATCCGACACAGCAGGAGTTAACGCAAGTGAGTCCCAGATAAATAACATTCGGTTATCGTTCGTACCCAGTAACTCTTCGATTGTTTCTAAAACAAACTCTACCGATGAGGCTTGGACATATAGTAAATTCTCTAGATCACAGCCGGCTCGTTCCAGGAATGACGGATCAATCGCAGATTCCGAATCAAAATAGATAACATCAATTCCCATTTTTTGGGCGCTGGCTGCTGCCTGTGCGGCCATATAGGACTTTCCCGTAGCCTCAAGGCCAGCGATCTCACTGATTTTTCCAATAGGGATCCCTGCTACCTTGCCTCGACAGACAATAGAATCAAGCCAGCGCGAGCCGGTTGGGATCCAGTCTTTAACCTCCGTCGGGTTCTCTTCATTTAAATTGTGTGCCACGGCATGGCCGGCCTTCTTATTAATAAGCGACCGCATATCGGACACAGAAAGCTTACCTGCTTTTATTTTAGTTCGCGCCATTGTAGATTATACTCTTGAAATGTGTTAAAAATGTGAGGCACCTGATCTCCCTGTGCCTCCCCGTGGGCTGTACCTAGGTAGTTAAGCTACGCATTCATAAGTTCATCGAATGCACGGTCGACACTCGAAGTGGACGCGGGAGGTACAGAAGAGGAAGAGTCTGTTTCGTATTTAGTCGACTCTGTGGATGTTTGTTCGGCGCCGTCATCTCCTAAAAGATAAGCGTCTAACATAGTCCCCACTTCCTCCGGGGTCTTTCTCTCAAAGAGAGAATTAAAATCTGGAATTGACTCCAGAAGTTCTACGCAGAATTCTGCGCCACCATTAGATTCATCACATAGCGAACTAGGGCGCCGACGAGGGGTCAGCTTAGTCTGCGGGAATGATGCTCCGGCTGGCTTGCCGTAGTGCAGCAGAATGTCCGTGCCTACATCTGCATCGGTGATATCACCATACTCAGGGTTAAGAACGAGGTTAATGAGTTGCTCATAAACCATCTTTCCAAAGCCCCAGACACGAATACCCTTCGCCTCTTCGCCGCGGACGATTACCGGTGCAAAGAACCGCTGGCGTGCCATTAGGTTCTTTGCCATCTTAATGCTGTCTTCAGTACCTTCGTTAAAGAGTTTACGCACGAAAGTGTCGAGCGGATCCTGCTCCCCAAAGTTCTTCTTAGGACTTAGGAAACCGGTGTTGTTCCCTACATTATAATGAAACCAGAAATCCTTGAAGGGATCCCCATCTGC